GAAAAGTCCGATAGCGCTCCTCGCAAGTCTCTTGACTGACGTCAAAAGACTAGAACCTGATGTGAAAGGCCTTGATCGTGATGTCATCACGATCAAGCGTAGGTTCGAATCTGAGGGAGATGGTTTCCTTACCATCGCCCTACCTGCTTTAGACAGTGCTCTCGTGAGAGGCATTGCATCTGGCAGGTTCGCCTGCCCCGTCGGATTTAAGAAGATCCGCGGGGGAACAATCCCGGTCTTGTTTTCGGGTATGTTCTGCGAAATTTTCGATCCTATAACTGGACTACTTAAAGAGAACGTCAACTTTGGCGTTCTGAAGGCGCTTCACGGCGTGCTTCTACTCTTTAAGAAAATGCGTTCCTCGCCAGAAGGTGAAGAAGTTCTTCATCAAAAGGCGGTGGACGGATTTTATCAGTGCGATGAGCGTGCAAGTCAAGTTGTTATACCTGACAGGCACAATCATCACATTGATCGTGTTTGTCGTTATCTACTACATCCCCTTTACAAACAGGAGACGGAATATGAAACGTACAAACACGGTCCAGGTGCGGTCAAAGAGGGCTGGAAATCAAACCAGAAATGGCAAGAACTCCAGCGAATCGTCACCGACGATTCAGAACTCCCAGAATGGGCAGGCTACTCTGACTTCTTTATTGCGTGTGGTCCTCCAAGACGTGGAGGATCACGCAACGGGTATTTATGGGGAGAAAGTAATAACTCCCGACGAATACTTGGAAGTCAAGATGTTGCTGTCCCACTTCAGGAAGAGAATCTCTCTGAACGTAGGCCGCGACTAGCAAGTGCGAAACTTATTTCTGTCTTGAAAAACTCTACTTCAAGACGGACTATTACTATTGAACCTATGCTGAATCAATTTCTCCAGCAAGGGTTAAGTTCCCGACTAAAGTCTGCTATAGACTCGTGTCAGGTCCTAAGTAATAGCATCGCACTTACCCATCAAGAGTACAACCAAAAGTTGGCTCTTGAGGGCTCTCGTGACGACAACTGGGCAACCATCGATCTTAAGTCCGCGTCCGACTTGATGAGCTTGAAACTCGTCGAGTTGGTATTCGGACGTTACGCTGATTTCTATCAGCGTATGATGTGTTGCCGTTCGCCTATTGTAGAAGAGGCTTCTAAACCTCCGCTAACCTTAGGTAAGTTTGCCGGCATGGGTAACGCTTTAACATTCCCTGTACAGAGTGTATGCTTTGCGGTAGTCTGCATTGCAGCCATTCTGGATTTCGAGGGTTTATCCCCTAGTCCCTGGAATGTTAAGCGCGCCAGTCGTTATGTTCGTGTCTACGGCGATGACATCATCGTAAAGCGCGAACATGCACAACAGGTTGTGAGCTGGCTTCATGAAGTTGGCCTTCAGGTCAACCTCAGTAAGAGCTTCCTTGATGG